CACGGTAAAATCCTCTGATGTCACGGTGTATCACGATGCCGATAATGCTGATGTAGCCTTATCAATGGGGACGAGTTCAAGCGAAGCAGCTTTTTTTGAATCGCTAAATGGAAATTCAAACAAAACACTGGAAGAATTTCGAATCACGACTAAAACTGCGTCAGGCACTGGCAATCATGGTAAGGTGAGTTTTCATATCGATGAAGCAGCTGTAGCTACAATAGACGATACGGGCATTAACATCGAATCGGGTATGACATATCGTATCAACGGGACAAGTATCGATGCTGGTGATGTGCAGGGACCAGGTTCAGCGACAAATAATGCCGTAGCAAGATTTGATACCACTTCTGGAAAAACCATACAAAACAGTGCAGTAATAATTGATGATAGTGATAATGTCAGTGGCGTTGCGACATTATCTACTGCAGCAATAACGGCCACAGACACTACAGCTCCACTCATACTGAAATATGACGCACAAGAATATGTCACGCACGCTGTTTCGTCTGCAGGGGTATATAGTATCACGACTACGGATGCCAGCAGCGATAGTGGTGCAATTACATTGGATACGGTAGATAAAATCACATTGGATTCAGACACAGCCGATCAGGGTATTGTCTATGCCGATGGTGGGACCGAACTACTATCGATTACTAACTCTTCCAGTGACGTAATTTTCAAACCTTTAGTTGACGCAAAAGATATTGTTATTCAACAATACGATGGTAATGAAGTAGCTCGTTTCGCTGATAACCGAAGGTTTTATTTGTATGACGAGGGTGGAGAATACTTATCAAGCGATGGGTCAAATCTCACTATAGCATCAGGTAGTGCAGCATGGGTACTACCAGCCAGTGATGGCAGTGCCAACCAGGTTTTAAAAACTAACGGAAGTGGCACTTTAAGTTGGACGAGCGTAGCTACAGGGACCATTGGAGGTAGCACTGGATCAACAGACAATATTATTCTAACAGCTAACGGCACGGCTGGAGCTACTGTCCAAGCTAACTCTTCTGTAGCCATAGACGACAGTTCAAACATTTCGGGCGTAGGCACGATTGCCAGTGGAGCTATTACCGCAACAGACACAACTGCACCATTGATCCTTAAATACGATGCCCAGGAATTTGTTACTCATGCTGTTAGTTCAGCAGGGGTATACAGCATAGCTACCACAGATGCAAGTAGTGATAGTGGCGCAATAACATTAGACACGGTAGACAAGATAACACTCGACTCGGATACAGCGGATCAGGGCATCGTTTATGCTGATGGTGGGACTGAATTAATGTCAATCACAAACAGTTCATCGGATGTGATTTTTAAGCCATTAGTAGACGCGAAGGACTTAGTGTTTCAACAGTATGATGGTAATGAAGTTGCTCGTATTGCTGATAATCGCAGACTATACCTCTATGACGAAGGAGGCGAGTATCTAAGCTCAGATGGGTCCAACTTAACCATTGCATCAGGATCAGCTGCTTGGGTACTACCAGCATCGGATGGTAGTGCAAATCAGGTATTGAAAACAAATGGTAGTGGCACGTTGTCCTGGACCGATGCAGGTGGAGGAGGTGGAGCTTACAGTGACTGGGAAGTGAAAACGACTAACTACACAGCATCTACAAAAGATCAATTAATATGCAACCACGCAAGTACGGCATTTACGATCACTCTGCCGAGTAGTCCATCAGCAGGTAATACAGTGACGATAAAAAATGTTGGAGCAGCAACAGTAACCGTTGGACGCAATTCAGAAAAAATAGACAGTGCTGCAGCAGATGGAACAATCTTTGAAAATAATGCCGTGCAGTTGGTGTATGTAGACTCAACTATTGGTTGGGCATCGTTATAAAAAAGGAGACGTAATAATATGGCAGTATTAGGACAAAAAACAGGCATGGATGGTTTGCCACGAATCCTGTTTGCCAAAAGCGATTCTAACTGGACCCCAACGGTAACCTTCGAAGCGTATGTCTGGGTTTTTGGTGGGGGTGGATCTGGCGCAGCTGTAGGAGGGACAAGTGACTATTCGGCTACCGGAGGAGGCGCAGGTGCAACGGCAGTATCACGAATAATGCTGAATGCGAGTAGTCAGTATGTAGTCACTATTGT